AAGAAGCGATATATTCTTAATGTGTATAATAATGAGGGTGTTCAATACAATGAACCTCAAATGAAGGTGATGGGTTTAGAAATGATTAAATCCTCCACACCATCTGCAATTCGTGAAAAAATGAAAGAAGCAATTCAATTGATGGTGAATGGAACACAAGATGACATTCATACATTTATTGCAGATTTTAGAAAAGAATTTAAGAAGTTGCCTGTTGAAGAAATCTCTTTTCCCCGTGGTCTCAATGGCCTAAATACCTATTCTGATGCGGTTAACCTTTATAAAAAAGGCACACCAATTCATGTTAAAGGTGCGATTATTTACAATACCAATCTGAAACGATTGAATCTCACCAAAAAATATCCACTCATCCAAGAAGGTGAAAAGGTTAAGTTTACTTACCTTAAAATGCCAAATCCATTTAAAGATACAGTTATCTCGTATCCATCTCGTTTACCAAAAGAGTTTGATTTGCAACAATACATCGACTATGATATGCAGTTCGATAAGGCATTCCTAGAACCAATCAAAGTCATTCTTGATTGTATGAAGTGGTCGACAGAAAAAACAAGTTCAATAGAGGATTTCTTCTCATGATATTTTTAACACTACTATCCGCATTATTATTATCAGGTATTGCAGCCTACTATTCCGTTATTGGTCTGGCTGCAATCTTTACTGGTGCATTTTGGCCAATCGTTTTTATGGGTTCGGTTTTAGAACTAAGCAAATTAGTTACTACATCATGGTTATATCGTAATTGGAAAACCTGCCCACTTTTATTAAAATCATATTTGACATTTGCTGTGGTCATTCTGATGATTATTACCTCAATGGGTATTTTTGGTTTTTTATCAAAGGCACATATTGATTCTACCATGGATGCCGGTGCCAATACACTTGAAGTTAAAACATTGGTTCAACAAGAAAAGATTACCAAAGAGAGATTGGATTATCTTCTTGCTCGTGCCAAGGATCCATCAACGGCAAGTAACCGACTTGATAAACAAATTCAAGACACTCAAAAAGAACTTACCGAAATTAATAAACGGAAGTTGCCATTACTTAAAGAATCAAATAAACTTACCGCAGAAGTTGGTCCTATCAAGTATGTTGGTGATATGATTTATGGAGTGGAAGATGAAACTGGTTTAGATAAGGCTGTAAGACTGGTAATCATGTTAATAATGGTTGTATTTGACCCGTTAGCTGTGTTATTATTGATAGCAGCGAATATGTCAATGGCAAATCGAAGTGGTAGACCTATCATTAAAGATGGCGAAGTGGTAGGATTAACTCCATCCGATATTCCAGTATTCACAGATACGGTTAAATCTGAGGAAGAATTTTTTGATAAGGTTAAAGAAAGTTCTAAAAAATTAGACAAAGATAAGGTTGAAATTGAAAAAGAAAATATTACTGAAATTGAAGAACCAGTAGAAGAATCTATCATAATTGATGAAGCTTCTGGTGAATCTATTCCTCCAATTTCGAAAGGCAAAAGAGGATTTCCTGTTCGTAAGACTAAGGCAGAAGATATAAGTAAGTATGACGAAGCGGCTGAATTAGCATTTAAAGAAAAAAAAGAATTAGATGGTGGTAAATTTTGATAAAGGTGAATTATGAGTATATTGGATAAAATTAAAAAGAATAGTAGCATTAAAGAATCTGCTATTCTATCGAAATCAAAATTCTTTACAAACAAAGATATGATTCCTACGGCAATTCCCATTATCAATGTGGCGTTGTCTGGTAAATTAGATGGTGGTTTAACACCGGGTCTTACAATGTGGGCAGGTCCATCAAAACACTTTAAGACCGCATTTTCATTGTTGATGGCAAAATCTTATTTGGACAAATACAAAGATGCGGCTCTTTTATTCTACGATAGTGAGTTTGGTACTCCTCAGTCTTATTTCGATTCATTTGGAATTGATACTGATAGAGTCCTTCACACACCTCTTACGGACATTGAGCAGTTAAAGTTTGATATTATGCAACAACTGACCAGTTTAGACCGTGATGATAAGTTGATTATTATCATTGATTCTATTGGTAACTTGGCATCAAAGAAAGAGGTTGATGATGCACTTGAAGGCAAATCTGTTGCAGATATGTCCCGTGCAAAGCAAGTTAAATCATTATTCAGAATGGTGACACCTCATTTGACAATGAAAGATATTCCAATGATTGTAGTTAATCATACTTACAAAGAAATTGGAATGTTCCCTAAAGATATTGTTGGTGGTGGTACCGGTTCATATTACTCTGCCGATAATATTTTTATTCTTGGTAGACAACAAGAGAAAGAAGGCACAGAAATTGTTGGATATAATTTTATCATTAATGTTGAAAAATCTCGATATGTTAAAGAGAAAAGTAAGATACCTGTTACCGTTTCTTTTGATGGTGGTATTAGCCGTTGGAGTGGGTTACTTGACATCGCTCTTGAATCAGGCCATGTCATCAAGCCCTCAAACGGATGGTACAGTAAGGTGGACTTACAAAGTGGCGTTATAGAAGATAAGAAATATCGTATTAAAGATACCGACTCAAAAGATTTTTGGTTACCGATATTGAAACAAAAATCATTCCAAGATTTCATTCAAAACAAATATCAAATTTCGAATGGCAGTATTATGCAAGATGATATTGATGAAGTCTTTGAAGAAGTTGAAACTACTAATGGAGCAGACGATGAGTAATGAAGTGGATAAATTCAAACATTCCAAAAGATTACTCAAAGACGAAAATGCCATTAAGAAACAAACCAAGATTGCCAAATCTCACGGCCTGCCGGTAGATAAGGCACATGGTTTTGCAAAGCATCATGCCACAGATTGTGGTCAACCAAAATGTGTTATGTGTGGTAATCCAAGAAAAGTTTGGGGAGAAAAGACCATACAAGAAAAGAAATTTGATGAGGTAGGAGATGATTGAAGGATTAGATTATTGTTTCATTTATCCTAAAGATGATAAAACAACGGTACAAATTAAATTTTTAGATGGACCATATAAGGGTACCATTTTTAAATATGGTAAGGTAAAGTTCAAAGAAGAAGGTGAACAAGTCTATTTACTTTTCGCATATGATGTGTTAGAATCACCAGTAGACAAACCCAAGAAATTGGAAAAAGATGGCAAGTTTAAAGATTACCTAGGTGATTTACTTGTCGAATTAATGACTAATAATGCTGAGCAGGAAATAATTGATGAAACTGGAACAGACGATTTTAAAGAATCTGATTTACAATGAAGAATATCTTAGAAAAGTATTACCATTCCTAAAGACAGAATATTTTGGTGATAGTGTAGAGAGGCAGTTATTCAATGAAATTACATCGTTCACGGAAACTTACAATACTACGCCATCGATTGAAGCAGTTGGTATTGCCCTCAAAGAAAAGAGAACTCTCACAGATGATGAAGTTCAGAGAGGTGAAGATTATCTCAAGGAAATTGAGGCAAATAGCAAAACAGAAACCGAGATTCAATGGCTTGTTGACAAAACGGAAAAATTTTGCCAAGAGAAGGCGATATACAATGGTGTATTACGGGCTATTTCAATTCTCGATGGTAAAGACAAAAGCCATGACAAAGGTGCGATTCCCTCTATATTATCGGACGCTTTGGCCGTCAGTTTCGACAACTCCGTAGGACATGATTACTTACAAGATAGTGATGAACGATATGAATTTTACCACAGAAAAGAGGAACGAATCCCCTTTGATTTGGACTACTTCAACAAAATTACTAAAGGTGGACTCCCAACAAAAACTCTTAATATTGCTCTTGCTGGTACTGGCGTTGGCAAATCTTTGTTTATGTGCCATGTTGCTTCCTCTTGCATGGTTCAAGGAAAAAATGTCCTCTATATTACACTTGAAATGGCTGAAGAAAAGATTGCCGAAAGAATAGATGCAAATTTATTGAATGTTACTCTTGATGACCTTATTGATTTACCAAAAGATTTGTATGACAAAAAGGTTGCTCGAGTAAAAGAAAAAACAACAGGCAAACTTATCATTAAAGAATATCCTACAGCATCGGCTTCCGTAACACATTTTAGGACTTTACTCAATGAACTCAATCTCAAAAGGTCTTTCGTACCTGACATTATCTTTGTGGATTATCTTAATATCTGTTGTTCTTCTCGTATCAAGGCTGGTGCGAATATTAACTCTTATACGTATGTCAAATCAATCGCTGAGGAACTTAGAGGTCTTGCGGTTGAACATAATGTTCCTATTGTATCTGCTACACAAACTACCAGAAGCGGATTCACATCGAGCGATCCAGGCTTGGAGGATACGAGTGAATCATTCGGGTTGCCTGCAACCGCCGACTTGATGTTTGCTTTAATTACAAGTGAAGATTTAGAATCACTCGGTCAAATTATGGTAAAACAATTAAAGAATCGTTATAATGATCCAGGTTATTATAAACGATTTACTGTTGGTGTTGACCGTGCTAAAATGAAATTATATGATGTCGAACAAGCAGCACAGATGGGTATTGCAGATGCTGGTCATTCAGGTCAAGATAAACCACTCAATACATTCGGTACAAGAGAAGAAAAACAATCCAAAAAATTTAGTGGATTTAAAGTATGATGATGAACAAAGATGATGCCTTGATTTGTGCTAAGGCATTCCATGATTACTTTGGTAATTTTAATCGCATTGATGAATATATGCGTGACCAAAAGTTGGCATCATTATCTGAAATTTCTACCAATCCTTTATTTCCAATTGAAGAAGATTTATTTTCTGATTTCTCCATGCATCCAAAAGATATGGATTTAGAAGTGGTAGAAATACCATCAGATACTTGGGAAACATTACTTTCAATTACCAGTTCTCATGTTAATATTGCACCTGTTGGTCGCAACATTAAATTTGCCGTTAGAGAAAAGAATACAGGAAAGTTCGTAGGTTTCATTCGATTGGGTTCACCAGTCATCAACTGTCGACCACGTAATGAAATGCTTGGACAAGTGTTTACACAGAATCCTGAATGGGGTAAACGATTCAATGATTCTTCTATGATGGGTTTTGTAATTGTACCAGCACAACCATTTGGTTATAATTATCTTGGTGGTAAACTTTTGGCTGCCATCTGTACCAGTCATGAAGTTCGTGAAATGGTAAACAAGAAGTATAATATGAATATGTGTTTATTTGAAACGACCAGTTTATATGGTTCTTCTAAAACATCTTCACAGTATGATGGCATGAAACCATATATTCGATACAAAGGCTTGACAGAATCAGATTTTTTGCCTATGATGCATGGTAAACCTTATTCAGATTTGGTTGCATTTGTTGAATCAAAGATTGGTAAAATTGTAGATGATGGAATTTCTAGCAGAAAATTAAAACTATCTATGAAAATTATTTCATTAACTAGAGCTGCATTGAAAGGCACACCAGAACTGGCTGCTTTTGATACAACGATTGAGAATGCTAAAAAGTTGACAGAACAAAAACGGTATTATATTTCTGATTATGGATTTAAAAATATGGTAGACTATGTAAACTGTAAAACAGATACTCTTTCACCTGGTGAAAATTATGAGAAACACAATTTAGAAAACATTATTGCATGGTGGAAGAACAAAGCGTCCAATCGTTATGATACACTCAAACAAGAAGGTAAATTGAGAAGTGAATTGGAGATTTGGACTAGCGGTAAAGACATTCAAATTATCAGATAAATACAAAATCATTAAGGATATTAGAATGGCCACAAAAATTGATCCAGTCGTAAAGATATTAAATCAATATACTTACGAATTCAAAAAAGACAAATCCAATAGGAAAAAACAAGTATACTTTATTAAGACTAATGATAGAACTCGCACTCAAAAAGAAATTGAGGCACAACTTACCAAAGCAAAAATACCAAATAGACAAGAAAAATCTTCTTTGTCTGGCAGTACCAAAGTTACAGTAATTCCTACACCCTTGCCAACAGTTAAAGATAATGTTACAATACTAGTGTTTAAACCTGCTTCTGGTGGTATGGCAGAAACAACATTGAATTCTACAATTACCGAATTGGCGCCCGCTTTAGGTTTTGTAAATAAAATGAATGTCAAGACTGTGGAAGAATTTTATGCGAAACTGAAACTGGTTGACCATAAAAAGTCTTCCGTTTATGTTGCACCAAGAGATATTAAAGCAGGTGAAGATTTTGTTAATAATTTTCCAAAATCATCCAAGTTCAAAATTAAAATGGAAAATGCCATGGGTGTTTTGAATTGGTTAAAAGGTGAAAATAAAGTTAATCCAATATCAAATGTGTTTTGGGGATATCGTGCAAAACCAGAAGGTGTTGATAGTAAACATAAAGGTGATTTGTTTGTTGTTTATAAGTCAGGTAAAATGTTGGGTGTTTCATTAAAGGCCGGTGAAGAAAAATCAAGTGAACCTAAATTAAATACCTATGTTAATCCTATATTAGAGAAAATAAATCCACCTGCAATTCAAGAATTAAGAACTCTTTTATTTGAAAAAGTATATAAAGAAGTTGGCATCACAACAATTAATTATGACAAACTTGAAAAGAAACAAACAATCAATACATTGGCTGAATTAGAAAAATCTGATGCCAAAAGATACAATGAATTGTATGATATCAGTTTAGGTATTATTAGAGATACATTAATACATAGTTTTGAGAAGAATGTAAAAAACTCTGTTGATTATCTTAGGAAAGCAATTACAGGTCAGGATGTTGCTGTGCCTTTGTTGGTGTTAAAAGCATATGGCACACAGGTTAAAATTTTGACTGATGAAGATGATGTTGAAGTCTTTTTAAACAAGACTAAAAAAATTAAAGCTTATTCATCCACAACATCAAAACAAGATTTTTTTATTGAATTGATTAACACTCCTGCTGATAAATTGGTAATGAAATTTTCAGTAAGAACAAATAAAACTGGTGATGAACATAAGTTGGGACAATTTTTTAATTTAGCTGTAAAGTTTAATGGAATAAAATAAAATGGCACTAGTTGATTTTGATAAAGTATTTAAAGAATATGAAGATATTGGCGATGACTTTGGATTCTCTGCCGTAAGTGAAGCTGAATATAATTCAGTAATTAATAAAACAGCTGAAACTGCTGATGATTATAAGGCTAGATTACAAGAAGTTGAAAAGATGATTATTCCTTTTCTAAAAAAACTCCACTCGACCGGAGATAAAGAATACATATATTGGCCTAATCGTAAACCTATCATTGAAAAACAAATAGAGAAGATTTTAAAATTGACGAGAGATTAATTATGAGTGCAACGGTGATTATACCAACCACAGGTTCTCCTGAGGTTCGGCAAGCTATTGAATCTGTATTGGATCAAAGCTATACTACAAAATGTTATGTTGTTGTTGACGGTGAACAACACTTTGAATCAGCTAAAAAAATTATTGACGATTTCACACACGATGAAAGAGTTAATGTTTGTTATCTACCTATCAATGTCGGTGCTAAAGGTTTTTATGGCCACCGTGTCTATGCAGCTTTCACTCATTTAGTTGATACAGAATATGTTTCTTATCTCGACCAAGATAATTGGTTATATCGTGGTCATGTGCAAGATTGTATCAAAACGATTGAAACTAGAAGTTTGGATTGGTGTTATTCATTAAGACAAATTTATAGTAAAGAAGGCAAGTTGGTTGCATTTGATGATTGTGAATCATTGGGTATTTGGCCAACATATCATGGAGTAAATCATATAGATACTAATTGCTATTTCCTTAAAACAGAAATAGCAACAAAGATAGCAAGTGTTTGGCATGGTGGTTGGGGACAAGATAGAGTATTCTTACAAGCAATTACTCAACACTTTCCAAAATTCTACTGCACAGGTAATTACTCAACTTGTTATCGTGTTGATGGTGGTAAAGGTTCTGTTACAAAGGAATTCTTTGAAAATGGAAATAAAATAATGGCTGAAAAATATAATGGAGTATTCCCATGGCGAACAATCTCATAATTGGTGCTTTTACTAATTACAACTTCAATCAATTAAAACCTTGGGTCGAATCGATTAACGAATGTGGTTTCGATGGCGACAAAGTAATGATTGTTGGTAATGCAACACAAGAAACAAAAGACGAATTAACCAAACGCAATTTTATTTTGGTTGATATGCCTCAAATCAATGCACCAATTCATGTGGCAAGATTTTTGGCAATCTACGACTTCCTTAAAACTACATGGCAGAATTATTCATATGTGGTTACAACCGATGTTAAAGATGTTTACTTTCAAAGTAATCCTATTGTTTGGTTGGAACTCAATCTCAAAGATAAGAAACTAGTTGCTGGTTCTGAAAGTATTAGATACAAAGATGAACCGTGGGGTAATGAGAATCTTATGCAGACTTATGGTCCGTATGTTTATAACCAATTCAAAGAAAATGAAATATACAATGTTGGAACAATCGGTGGTAGATCCGAATATGTAAAAGACTTGGTGTTCAATATCTTATTCAATGCAATCAACCGACCAATTCCTATCGTTGACCAAGCAGTTTATAATGTATTGATTCAAACTCAACCATATAAAGGTGTTACATACTTTGCAAAACAATTAGATGGATGGGCTTGTCAAGCTGGCACAACAGTAGACCCATCCAAAATAGAACAATTTAGGCCACATTTGTTAGAGAATGAACCTAAATTTGAAGATGGTGTTGTTAAGACATCTTTGGGTAGACCATTTGTAATCGTGCATCAATATGACCGAGTACCAGAATGGAAAGAATTTGTAATGAAGAAGTATGGACAAGATGATTTAATTACTATTAGGACTTGATATGACAAAAAGAGTATTATTAACCGGCGGTGCCGGATTTATTGCCCACCATGTGGTTGAAAAATTATTAAAAGAAACTGATTGGGAAATTGTAACACTAGACCGATTAGATTATTCTGGTAATTTAAATCGTCTTGCTGACTTACTAAAAGACACTCCACCAGAAATTCGTAAACGAGTAGAGATTGTATTTCACGATTTACGAGCAGAACTCAATCCACAAATTGTTGGATTGCTTGGTGATGTAAATATTGTATTGCACTTGGCCGCAGGTTCTCATGTAGACCGCTCGATTGAATTTCCAATGGAATTCATCCAAGACAATGTAATTGGTACTGCAAATCTATTACAGTATGCAAGAACACTTCCTAATTTGGAAAGATTTGTTTACTTCTCAACTGATGAAGTGTTTGGTCCTGCACCAAAAGGTGTGAACTATGGTGAACGTGACCGCTATAATTCAACTAATCCATATTCTGCATCTAAAGCAGCTGCTGAAGAAATCTGTGTTGCATTTGAAAACACATATAAGATGCCAATCTATATCACACATACAATGAATGTGTTTGGTGAAAGACAACATCCAGAAAAATATATTCCAATGGTAATTCGCAAAGCTCGTGATGGTGAAAAAGTAACAATTCATTCGGATTCAACCAAAACAATTCCAGGTTCTCGTCATTACATTCACGCAAAAGATGTAGCTGATGGTCTACTGTTCTTGTTAAATCTCAAAGGAGTTGAATTTGAAAAAGACTATGGTGGTGCCAAGTGTCCTAAGTTTAATTTAGTTGGACCTGAAGAAATCAACAATCTTGAATTGGCAAAATTGATTGCTGAAGCACAAGGTAAAGAATTGAACTACGAACTGATTGACTTCCATTCATCAAGACCTGGTCACGATTTGCGTTATGCCTTATCTGGTGAATATATGAAATCATTAGGATGGGAACCAAAGATTTCTCTCCGTGAGCGAATCAAAGAAGTTGTGGATTGGACATTAGAAAACAACCGTTGGTTGAAGTGAGGAAAAAATGGATTACGAAAAAGAATATCAAGACGCTTGTGCAAAACAAACAGACATTCACGAACATTTACCTGTTCTGTCTGATTTAACATCAAAGTGTAAACACGTTACTGAATTAGGTGTTGGTTGGGCTCAAAGCACCAGAGCTTTCTTACGACACGATGTTGTCTTACATAGTTATGAATATTCACCACAACCTGGCATTATTGATTTCTTTACTGATGCAAGACGTGGTGGTCGTGATGTTCATTTACATATTAATGATACACGCAAAATTGAAATTGAAGAAACTGACCTACTGTTTGTGGATAGTTTACACGTCTATGAACAAGTGCAAGAAGAATTACGACTACACGCCGACAAAGCAAGAAAATATATTGTATTCCACGATACAACAACTTATGCTGATAATGGCGAGTTTGGTGGTAAAGGTATTTGGGCAGCAGTCCAAGAATTTGTGGATTCTCATCCTGAGTGGGAATTAACAGAACGCAGAACTAACAATAATGGATTGACTACACTCACCAGAGTAAAATAATGGCAGATATATCATTCTTTCATATTGGTTCAACAAAAAGAACTGCAACAGAAAAGACAATTGAAAATATTAGACAACATCATCCTGATGCCTATTATTTTCTAGGTTCAGATTCAGCACAAAACTTTTCAGAGTTAGCAATAAAACACAAGTGTGATTATTTTCACTTCAATAAGAAACAAGGAGCACCAACACAACCTTACGGTTGGGATGTTCCTAATATGATTGAGTTTCTTAATCGTTTTTTAATTGCTTGCTTGCGTTGTAACACAACACACATGATGATGGCAGAAGATGATGTATATCTAACCAAACCTGTAATTGTTGAACCTCATTGGGAAATGGCTTGCCATGATGTAAAGATTGGCAATATAATTCCAGAATCGGTGCATGATATGATTGAGCGATTTGCTGGCAAAAGGCCATCATTCAAACAATATGCTGGTGGTGGAGGCTCAATATATAAAGTAGATACATTCATACAGAACTATGATAGAGTTACCACATTCTTTTTAGAACAAGGTGAATATATCATGAAGAACTTGTATCCTACGATTGGATGGCTTGACTGTTATATGGTTGTGTATTATTATCTATGTGGAAAAGACTACACAGCAAATCCATATATGACAGATACACACCATCATGTTCCTGACTTTGATTATGATAAATTTGTAAATGAAGTTCCGGAACACATTCAAATTATTAACAACTACAAGAAATATTATTGGTCATGAACGAAATCACTATTGTAACAGCTTTCTTTGATATTGGTCGTGGTGATTGGTCACCAGACAAAGGTCTACCACACTATCTACAAAGAACAACACAAACATACCTAGAACGATTTGGTCATATGGCCAAACTCGAAAATCACATTCTTGTTTATACATCAAAAGATATGGTTGATGAGATTAAACACCTCAGACAAGATAGGCCAACTACAATATTCACAATAGATTTTCCAAACAGTTTTGAGAAATTAAGGGAAGAAATTACAAAAGTTCAAAAAAGTCCTGAATATCAATCCAAAATAAATCCTATGCAAATAAAAAATCCAGAATACTGGAATGCGGATTATGTTTTGGTTAATTTACTCAAGGCATCATTTGTCAATCGTTCTTTGGATGTTATTGAAACTGATTTGGTTGCTTGGTTGGATTTTGGTTACTGTCGTGATGAAGTAACTCGTAATAATGTTGATTTGTGGCAATATCCATTTGATAAAGAAAAAATTCATTTTTGGAATGTTAAAGATTGGGTTGAAGGAACATATATTCAAGATGTCATTTCAAACAATGATGTTCATATTACTGGACCTTGTATTGTTGCAGATAAAAAACTTTGGCCAACATTAGAACATTTGGTTCATCACAATGTAAATGAATTACTGAAAAACAATTTAATGGATGACGACCAAACTTTGTTGTTGATGTCTTATCTTTCAAAACCAGAATTATTTGAATTACACAAAGTTTCCAATAATGATTGGTTTGTTGCTTTTAAGGATTATAATGAAAATTAAAATTGATTGTACCGCTAACCTTGGTGACTTTTGTAACGCACTACCTGTAATCTCAGGTATCTCAAAATATAAAAATGAAAAAATTCATCTCATCATTAGGCCAGAGATGCGTAAGTTTAATGGCATCAAAGAGTTTTTAAAATATCAACCAATGATTGAAGATGTGGATTTCTCCGATGATTTATTGACCTTTGGTGACATCATGACTATCAGTTCATGGACACGCATGGACCAAGAAGATTCAAATCGTCCTATTGAGACCTGTCGTTATGAGAATTGGGTAAATGATAATTATAGAATGTTATTTGAAGTTGATGATGATTTTGAAATTCAAGTTTTCCCAATGTTTGTTGATGATTTAACAAATAAAACTCTTATTGGTGACAGATGGTCCACAAAACAAGACCCTAATGTTGATGCAAGGCGTTCTACCAATGTTATTGAGAACGGTGCCAATCTTGATAACGATAAAGTTGTATACATGGACTATTCAAAGCCATTAATGTATAATTGTAATCTTATCAAACAGAATCCTAATCCATTTATTACTACATTCACAGGGATTGGCATTATTGCTGACCTAATGAACAAAGAAACAATCGTTGGTTGGGACGAAGATATGAGGACTTGGGATGGCCATCCTGTTGAGTTTGATTTCAAACGGCACTATTATGGTAATCGTAAATCAAAATTAGTTTATGTGAAAGATATTACATTATGATTATCAATATTGAACCAGGTACCTTTGGTACAATTCGTAATGGTGATATGATTGCTGTTGCGAATGTCTTGGAACATATCAGAAAAACAAATAACAATCCATTGATTCGGTTTCATTTGAAACCTGGAAATGTTAGTGAAGATACTCATTGTCAAACATTTTATGAGATAATGTTGAAGATGACTAACTATTTTTCGACTGAATCTGGTGAACAATCATTGCCTTGGAGAAAAGTCAATGTTTGGGATTTCAGAGATATATGTGGTGATTTGGTAAAAATACCAAATAATGCACCAATGGAAAAGAAGATTTCTATATTTCCATTATTTGATGCACCATACAATCAATGGCGTAACTGGCCAAAAAATGTATATGAACAAATTATTGCCAAATATTCTACCGAAGAATATAAAGATTATGAAAAAGTAATCTGTAAAAAAGGTGAACCGACTGAAAGTTGCCCATTTGATGGTTGGCGGTATTCTACCAACTTTGTTCAGAATTATTACCACATTACCACAGCTGAAATCTTTGTTGGTGGTGATACTGGTTCTAGCCACTTTGCATGGGCGCTTGACAAAGGACCTAAAGACCTGATATACTATGGTTCTAGCCGAGGCTTGATACATACCTTACCATTTTACTTATTGCACGGCAAAGGTAAAATGACAAACTATTGGCTAGACTTTGAAGGAACAAAATGGAATAATTAAGCCACTATGTATCGAAGCCAATCTTTCTAAGAATTGAGCTCAAGAACCAAGAAGTTGTATAAATAAGCAACTGGCAATCAAAGTGTATTGCAAATCAGAAGGAAATTCAATGTTATCATTTAAGTCATTCTTAACGGAGGAATCTGAACAAGGTTCTGAACTTAAACATATTCATCATGCGGAAGATAGGCCTTTGATGCACGGCCACGCAGGTTTTGAACACGCCCATGCAGCTTTGATGAAAGCTCATGCACACATGACTGGTGGTCATAAGAATACCAATTTAACGATGAAATATGATGGTTCTCCATCAATCGTTTTTGGTCATCACCCCAAAAATGGTAAATTCTTTGTTGCAACCAAATCTGCTTTTAATAAGAATCCAAAGATTAACCATACAGAAAAAGATATTGACAAGAATCATGGTCATGCTCCTGGTTTAGCAAAAACACTCAAACACGCATTAAAACATTTACCAAAAGTAACACCAAAAGAAGGTGTATTCCAAGGTGACCTAATGCATCATGCTGATACAAAGCATTTACATGAAGGTTATATTGTAGAAGCGAAAGGTGATGTTTCTTTTACTCCAAATACAATCACTTATACTGCCAAAGGTAAAGAAGCAGAAAAAATAAAACGCTCTAAGGTTGGTGTGGTGGTTCACCACCAGTATAGTAATGATATGAAACACGCTTCACCTCATGTAGATACATCAAAGTTTAAAGAACATCCAGATGTTCATATTCACGGTGCAGAACATGATACAAGTAAAGTAAAACATTCTGCTGAGAATGAGAAACACTTTCAAAAACACATGGCTGCAGCTAAAGAAATCCACGACACTCATGGTCACAAGATGTATGATGCGATTCATCCAAAACATGGCGGAGAAACTGGCCACCTGTCAACCTACATAAACAAGACAGTAAGACATGATGAAGTGCCAAGTGTTAAAGGTTTCAAAGAACATCTGCACGATATTCATGCAAAACAAGCTGCCAAAGTAAAAACCGAAAAATCAAAGTCTGAAAAAACCAAAGAAGGTGAATCACAGATTGCTCATGTTGAAAAACACAAAGCACATTATGGCAACTTGTTTGCTATGCATCACCATTTACACCAAGCAAAAAATGCATTAGTTAAGTCATTAGAAACACATGAAGGACATTACCAACACCACATTGAAGGTAAAAAGTCTAAACCTGAAGGTTTTGTGGTTCATCATGAAAATGAACCTACTAAATTGGTTAATCGTGCAGAATTTGCCAAACAGAATTTATTAAAAGTTAGAAAATGAAATCGTTTTTAGAACTAGTAGAAGAAACAAAAAGTGGTGAAAAACACCATGTAATGACCTTTGGTCGCATGAATCCTCCAACCACAGGTCATTTAAAGTTAATCGACAAAGTAAAAGAAGTTGCAGCTAAACATAATGCCGGACATACAGTTGTTACTTCACACTCCCAAGATGCTAAAAAGAATCCTTTGAGTGGTGAACAAAAGGTTAAACACTTACAAAGATATTCACCAGGTACTCACTTTAAAACATCTTCAAAAGAACATCCAACATTCTTACACCATGCAGCCGAATTACATAAACAAGGTGTAACGCATTTACATATGGTTGCTGGTTCTGACCGTGTCGATGAGTATAAAAAGAAATTAAATCAATACAATGGTACACATAAAGGTGCCTTGTATAATTTTAAAAAGATTACTGTTCATTCCGCTGGCCAAAGAGATCCTGATGCAGAAGGCTCTAGTGGTATGTCTGGTACCAAGATGAGAGCTCATGCTGCTTCTGGTAATGCAAAAGAGTTTAGAAAAGGTGTTCCAGAGCACGTTTCAGATAAACACGTAAAAGAACTCATGCACGATACTCGTAAGGGTATGGGATTGCATGAAAACTTAAATCGTGGTCTATTTAAAGCCATCTTTGTAACTGGTGGACCTGGTTCAGGTAAAGACATCATTATCCGTGAAGCTATTGCTGAGTCCCGTGCAGTAGAACTTAATCTAAAACAAGCATTTGACTATCTTGCGGATAAACAGAAGTTGTCTGAAAAAACAAGTGATTTCCGTAGAGAAGCCATTCGTCAAAGAAATCCACTAATTATTAATGGTCCAGCAGATTCCGCTGAGGACCTGATGTATGTTAAAGAAGAATTGGAAGAATTTGGTTACGACACATTGATGGTGTTCGTCAATACAACCAATGAAGTTAGTCAAGAACGCAACACCAAACTATCTCGAATGATGATGGAATCCATTCGTTATGATAAATGGATGCAAGCTCAGAAAAACAAAGAACTTTTTTCTGAACAGTTTGGTGAATTTATTTACTTTGACAATACTGGTACATTAGAATCAATTGAAGAAGATATAACAAATACTTACCTAAATATAAGCAAGTTTCTTGAAGGTCGTATATTAGGAGATATTTCGTTGTCGTGGTTAGAAAATCACGGTAAGTTAAATATAGGTGATAACTTAATTAAGGAAGAAAAAAATGTTCAAAGCACTAATAAATTTACTAAAATTAAAACCAATCCAGAGTTCAAAGCCCCTGGACTCGACAGCATCCCAGCCGACAACAGAGCCGGTGACGCCAACGCAGACGACATCAAGTGGAACGCCCCAAGCAGACGTAAAACCTTCATCTTCCGCACCTACAGCGAAGAAAGCAAGCCCACGCTCAAAGTCAGGCCAGTCCCCCAAGAAACCAACTTCTCCAAAGACAAAGAGAAAATAAAGAAAAAAGGTTTAGTTGACGCTCCAACCGTAAATCAGAGATTACGAAACACCACAGGTGTGGGGCCAGAATTCGATACACGCCAACAAGGAACAGTATATCCTATGTCAGGTCTAGGCGATGTAACATACAGAGAACAAAAAGAATTTAGTAAGTTTAGAAAAGTTTTAGAAGCAATAGATGATCCTGGCGCCAATGATATGGGTGTTGGTGGTACTCTTTGCGGTGCAACAAATAAAGAACCACTACAAACTTATAAAGATGCCGACCGAAATATTGGTTTGGAAATTAAAAAGAAAAAAGAAACAAAACGGAGATAAAAATGTTTGCAAAAAGTAAAATTAGTCAGTCAATGATTGATGCTGTTAATAATGTTCTTTCGACAGAAGAAGTCGATGAGGCTAAACTCATTAACGAAGCTTCTCCTATCAAAGAACCAACCTCAACTGGTATGAGGGTTTATGGCACAAGTTATGGCAACTCTGCTAAAGCCAAACAAGACCAAACTAAATCTTCCGTTGATGATGTAAAAGAACCCACCAAAAAAGATATCGAAAAAGATACTAAAATGTATAAAGATAACGATAATGGTGTAAAGAAGAATTACAAAAGAAAATCAACTGGTGATTATTTTGCCGGTGATTATAAGAAAAAAGAAGAACCTCGTTATAAGAGTGAGTCAGCAGAATTCTTTAAAGACAAACTAATCAACAATTACCTTGAAGAAGATGCCAAGTTTGAACAAGAGTTGCACGAAGTATTGAAAAAAGATGCAACTGCTGGTGATTGGATTCACGACTTTGTTCATTCTGATAATCCTAAGTTTGCAGGTAAATCCACCAAAAAGCGTCAAAAAATGGCTCTTGCTGCTTACTATGCAAAACAACGTAATGAAGAAGTAGAAATTGATGAAGCTTCCAAACCAGATTTCTTAGACATGGACAAAGACGGCGACAAAAAAGAACCAATGAAACAAGCCGTCAAACAATCCAAAATGAAAGAAGAATTAAAAGGTAATCAAAAGAAAATTGATAAGAACCACAATAACAAAATTGATGGTCAAGATTTTGCAATTCTCCGTGCTCAAAAGAATGAAGCGTATGAACTTGCTGACGGTGATGTAACAACAGACACACTTGCTGGTCGTGAAGAAGGTGGCAAATCAAATGATGTTAAATCATTTAAATTAAAGATTAAAGGTCTTACACCAAAAGTACCAGGTATTGTGGATCCAGAAAAAGGAATGACTTCACGTAAACCACATATCGGTAATGGTGGTGAAGTTGAAATTAAAAAAGACGAAGTAGTTGGTACTTTCCATAAAGAAGAAGTTGAGTTGGATGAAGAAACTCCAGCAAAAAATACAGATATTGCAGATAAATCTTATTTGAAAGATATGGGTAAAAAACCTACAATCAAATCTGATTTAAAAAACTTCAAAAACTTTTTAACTGGTAAAAAAGAAACCAACGAAGAAACAGAATTGGAAGAAGCAGTTTCTCGTAAAGACTTTCAATTGGTTGCAGATTTAATTAAGACTCATGACAACCACGATAAGCGTAAAGAATTGGCAGCACATCATGCTGAAATTTTCCATCGTCAAAATCCTAGATTTGACCGTGCAAAGTTTATGAAAGCTGCTAATGTAAACGAAGGTAAAGCACCAGAAACAGATAGCGTTCCTTTTGAACAACCTTACAACACAACTTCCGAGCCGGTGATTGTAGATAAGTCTGGTGCAAAACATACACCAATGTCCCGTGCAAGAGATTTAGCTCGTGCAGCTATGAAAAAAGTTAAAAGTGAAATGTTAGGTGTAGCACCAGGTAACAATGGTTAATAGGTATTAATATGAACTCCATCAAAAAAATAAAAGCTATACTGGATACAAAATACCAAAAGCGTGCAACATTTGGTACCGATCCAAATGAACCTTGGTCTGTTCGTGCTGGAATAACAGAAGGTCGAAAAGGTTTGTTGGACAAATATCTGAGTTCTAGGGGTATTAATCCTAGATTTATTAGTAAATATACAAGAATCTCTCACGCCAAATCAACAGAGTTTCAACAATGGAAGCGTGACCATATGTTTGAAGAAGTTGATATGAATGAAGGCGTTGATAAAAAGGATACAGTAGTGTTAGATATTCCTTTATTAATTCGTGTTTTAGAATTGGCCAGAGAAGATATCAAAACTGATATGGACTTACACCGTGTAGTTGAGAAATTAATCTCGATTCGTAATAAAGGTGTATTAACTATGGACGATTACAATACAATCGCCAAGATAAATGAAAATCATATTGCTATTGCTATGGGCAATATGTTGGATGATGAAGGTAGTATGGTATTGAGTCAATTAGAACAACTCGAAAGAGCCATCACTATGATTCGTTCTTATGTTGGTAAAGACTACGAAAAACAATTACCTGCATGGGTTCAGGCTAAGATTACTTTAGCAACTGATTATGCGGATACTGTTGGTAACTATATCACCAGTAAAAATGAAAAAGTTACAGAAGAAGTTAAGAAATCAAAACCAACAGCTTTGGAAAAATTTCGCAAAGCAGCTGCTGAACGTGAAAAGAAACACAATCAGACACCAACAGGTGATATGAAAGGTGCTATTGACCGTTTAGAAAAACATATGAATAAAGAAGAAGTTCCTTGGATAGTTGAAAATGAACTACAAGATATGTCATCTAAGCATGGATGGGAACTTAATCGTAAAACTTATGGTGCTGAATTAAATCATCCAAAGCATGGTAAAATCAGTATTGACCGTTACGGTGAATGGCATCACCATAAAGATGACAAAAGTGGTGAAGCAAAAGCTCACGGAGAATACGAAACATTAGGAAAACACCTATCTTCTTTGAAAGAAGAAGTTGAGCAAATTGATGAACTCAAAAAGTCAACAGTATTTTCTTGGTTGAAAAAACAACCAGTTGTACCTGAGAAAAAACCAGGTATGTCCAGAAAAGACCATAATCAAAGAATTAAAGTTCACAATAAAAATTGGAATAGTGCTTTAGACCGTTTGTCTGGTTACAAACCAACATCAGAGGATGTGTTCCAAGATACTCA